TCAGCGGCTTTGTCCCAGCTATAATTTTGTAAAGCATTAGCCCTAATGTTAGCGCCTATTTCTGGTAGTAAATCCTTTTTTTCGTGCAATTGTTTTAACAAATTAATAAATGCTTCGTTGTTAGGGATTGCTCTTTTACAGCCTGTTTCACACTCTACATAATAAGAGCTTGGAATTACACCAAAACCTCCAATATTCTTAATAACAGACTGCATTGCAGAATAATCTACAGAAATAACAGGAAGACCGCAGTTTGCAGCTTCTAGCTGGGGCATACCAAAACCTTCGCTGTTCGCATACTGTACATAAATGTCAAAGCAATTATAAATATTAGCTAATTCTTCATCAGATACTGGATTAGCTATGCCTACTATATGATTAGTGAGAGATTGACAGTGTGGACAGTTTTGTATAGAATTTTGAAAGAAATCTACAGATACTTTACCGCAGCTTTTGCACTTATAGGTCATCAAAACCCTACTAGCTAATCCACTTTCATGTATCAGCTTAGGAAGTTCCCAGCCAACATCCGGGTAATAAGTGTGACAATAAAGAAAACAATTGGGGTCTTGAGTTTGATCTAAAAATTTTCTAAATGATTTCATTAAATCTGGATAAAGTTTTCTTTTTTGATTTCTCATAACGGTTCCAACAACAAAACAGTTAGGAGAGATACCCATAGCCGCTTTATGTGCAGCCTTATCTGGGGCGGGCGAAAAACATTTGCTTGCTGCTGGAGATGCTATATCTATAAAGTTTATATCGTCGCACTGATTGATCATGGTATCTCTACCAAACTCAGAATATGCAAACACAGAATCAGCAGAGGCGTATGTATTTATCCATTGGTCTGCTTGAGGCTCGGCATCTACTGTCGGCATCACTGACCAGTGAAAAAAATCTCTAAATGGAGATCGCTGCTCAAACTCCATCATCCACCAGTCTCTAATATCCATAACGATATCTGGTTTAAAATCTAGCAAAACAGAATTAAAAGACTGATCTCCAAACTGAGCGCTAGGATTTCCTTTATACGCTTGGAATTCTGCGCTATCGTGTGGTGGCTTGTTTCCATAAAACTTCCAAGGCAAATTTTTATCTTGACCTTCTTTTGTTTCTGCGTAGCAACCAAGTTCTGCGATTTCAAGCTCGTCTATCTGAGATAATCTAGACAAGACCTCCTTAGTGTATACAGAGTATCCCGTGGCATACCAAGAAGCTTCTGTGCAAAAAAGTATTTTTTTCTTCATTCAATTATTCCGATGGAAATATTTTAAAATTAGTCACTCTAAAAAACGTTTCATCATGCGGATATCCGCTATGAGTTCTAGCACAGGCTTCAATAACCATAGTATCGTCTTCTTGGATGTTGTCTCTTATAGCGGTAGCGGCTGTATCCCAAGCCTCAAATGCTAAAGTATTATTCATAATTTTAGATTTGCCGCTTTTGGTCTTTCTTTTTTCTTCAATGTTAAGATAGAATATTATTCTACAAGTTTTTGAAAATTCTTCAAACTCAAAATTAGATAGGACTTTACCTAGAAAAAAACACTTGTTCATATTTGGCTTGCTTTATTTACAATAATGGAGCTTTTGTCTTTTTTTGACACTTCTCCGTTGATCAAAACGGTATTACCCTCAATAAGAACATCTCTATGTTCTCTATAAGCGTCTGGAAAAACTGTAACAGAATCAAGTTCCCCGCTAGAATCCTCTACTGCAAGAAAAGCCATCAATTGACCGGGGTTTTTGCCGTTCTTCGTTTTGTACTCCCTCAACGAATTTATTTGAACTGCTAAGTTTACTTTCCCTTTTATAGTACCTTTTGATATGTCTTTGCACATAAAATTAGATAAATTGCCAGATACAGAGTCTGTCTTAGCACAAGTCAATGGACAGCCTAAAAATTTAAGCTCTTGCTCTGCTATTGTTTCTACACTATCCGTAAGATCATAAAATGGATTTTCTAAAGATTCTTTAATATCATTTACTGTTGTAGCTCTTCTTGATGTGATCTTAAAGTTGTCAATCAAGCTCTGTATATTTGCGCTAAGAGATAGCTTGCTGTCATAGTTTTCCTCTATATATTTCTGTTCTCTAGCAGAAAGGTTTTTCCAACTGTCAAACTCATACAACATTTCCTGACGATTCTTGGTATTGTTGATACCATTGAAAGCGCCAACGGAAATCAGTGATATAACTGCTCTTTTGTTTAGTTTACAGCCATTTATAACCTTTACAAGAACGTCCATCCAAGTGTATTTAGATATATCCTGATTAGAAACAAGCTCTTCAATTTTTTCACACTCTTTTGTGCCTACATTCTTAATGTGCCTCATGCCAAAGTATATTTTATCATCAATATCTGTAAAATTTGTATACATATACTGCAATCTAGGAGGGTAAACCTCTATGCCCTCAAACTTAGCATCCATCACAAGCTGCTTAATTTCAATCTGGGGCTTAGGTTTCCGATCCGACCTGTTTAGGTAGGACGTATAGAAGTCAAGCATACGATAGTTTTTGCAGTATGCGCTCCAATATGCGTTGATCGCATAAGAAACGGCGTGAGACTTGTTAAAGGCGTACCTGTTAGACTTCTCAATCCAAGAAAAGATCTCTTCAGCAACGTCTTTGGTTACAATGCCCTGCTTCTCTGTGCCTTCTAGAAAAGATTTTTTAACCTGTTCCATCAAGTCGGCTTTCTTTTTACCGATAGCCTTGCGTAGAGCGTCTGCTTCCTTGAGATCAAATCCAGCAAGCTTTTGTGCTATCATCATGGACTGCTCTTGGTAAACAAGAACCCCATAAGTTTCCTTTAGGATAGGTTCAACGGATTCATGAGGATAGGTAACAGGATCTAGGTTTGCTTTTCTGTCAGCGTAGTGCTGCGTCATAGACTTGCCTTCTGTGTAAGCCTTTAGACATCCCGGCCTAATCAAACTAATTAGTGCCGCAAGCTCGTTTACACTTCTTGGGTTTACCTTTTTAGCCCAGTGTTTACCAAGGTTAGATTCAAGCTGAAACACACCCTTGGTACGTCCTTCACAAATCAAATCCCAAACATTATCATCACGAAAATCGTTAATATCAAACATAAATTTCCCCGTTGGCAAAAGTCTTTTCAAACTTCACCTTCTTCAATAGCGACCTTTGTAGTTTCATAAATTTAATCATAAGATTAGCGGTATCTTTTACGTCTTGTAGCGCGTCATGAGCATTGTCTTTGCTAGCCTGACTCATACCAAAGTAATCACGCATGTAATCCATACCGTAACCTTTTACGTCCTGATTGTTTTCAAACCAGCAATAAATATGTTGCATAACATCAATCGTAAAAATAGGATTAAATATACCCTGTCTACCCCGCTTAGAGTCCACGGGGCCGTATTGTTGGCACATACGCTCTACAATAGGCATATCATATCCATTGATGTTGTAACCCGCAGCGATTGGCGCATAGTAACTTGTCTTTTTGAAATTATATTTATCGCAAAACTGAGCGAATTTATTCCAAACAGTTTTAGGAAGTGGCGCTTTTGCTAGTTTGTCCCTTGTCTTTCTTGTAATCTTCAGAGCTTCATCTTCTAGTGGGTCAACACCAGCCTTGATAGCTTCATCGTCGTCTATAATTGGCCTGATTTCGCTGTTGAATGTGCCTCCGGGCTGAAGCTCAAGCTTCCTAGCATGAATCGCTACAGCGGCGATCTGAGTTGGTTGACAGGTGTAAGGATTTCTTCCACCAGTCTCAAAGTCAAACACTATAATATCTCTATAATTCATGCTCGTTTTCCTTTTAGTTCTATAAATTTCTTAACCGCATCATCAATGTTTTTATAAATCTTGTACTCTTTATGTCTGTCAGACCAAACCTGATATTCATTATCTGCAACAAGTCTCTTATTGTAGTTCCTAAGATTGCAAATGTAAACTTTATTAGATTCAATAGAACAACCAGAAAAGATTACTGATTTATAATCATCTGCCGTAGCCTGCATATTATTCTCCTTTATTTGTTATTTCCATAATTTTACTTAATAAATCAATAGCCAAGATATCAAACTTAACATGTCCTTGTGATTCTAAATCATTCATCTCAAAGCCTGCAATATCTTTACCTGTTGTGTCCTTTACCATAGGGCATACATCTTTTAGCTTATGTTTTGATATAATTACACCAGCGGGATGTTTGCCTTGAGATTTGTTAGTGCCTTCAATTTTTATAGCTTGCTCAAAGAACTTTGCTAGTTCTCCCTCTAGCTCGCCATCTTCATTTACCTTACACCATTTTTTAAGATTGTCAGATTCATTTTCTAAAGCCCATCTTATAATAGACCTATCTTCTTTATCCATCAATTCTAATTGATCAGATATCATAGCTTCGTCAGGAAGACAGTCTGTTATATCATTCATTTCAGAAAATGACACAGCATCACTAATTCTTAAAACTTCTTTTAGCGCAGATTTTCCCTGTAGCCTGCCAAACGTAATCATCTGAGAAACGTTTTCCTGACCATACTTTTGTTTGATATAGTCAATAACCTCATCCCTATGTTCCGCAGGTACGTCTACATCAATATCTGGCAAAGAGATATAGTCATCTGTGTTTCTTCCTTCGTTGTAGAATCTTTCAAAAATCAATCCATATTCAATAGGGTCAACCTCTGTAATTCCTAGAAGATATGATATTAAACATCCAGCCGCAGATCCTCTTCCCGGACCTGCAATCCATCCTTTATCCTTAACATAATTTACAATGTCTTGAACAATTAAAAAATATCCAGATAGCCCAGCTTTAAAAATAACTTCCAGTTCCGTTTTAACTCTATCAAGATATTCTTGCTTGTCTACGTCTAGATAAACCTTTTTAGCAGGAATTAGTTTCTTTTTCCAGCCATGACGACAAAGTTCTTTTAGATATTCGTTTTGATCAAATCCCTCTGGACAATCGAAGTCTGGCAGCATGGGCGGTCCTGTAAGCTCATATTCTTCGCACATGTCAGCTATCTTTGAAGTTGCAGACTTCTTTTTTGTCTTTGGCAAATACCATCTGTCATCCCCATCAAAGAATTCTGAAAACTCATGCTCTACACCTTCTATTTTTGTGAAGGTTTTTTTAAGCTTGCTACACAGCATAATTCTATGACAGTCTGCATCGTCTTTATCAACATAGTAAATAGCTTCTTTTTTATAATCCATTTTAATATGATTAGACTTAAATATCTTAGCGAATCCGTTTTTCTTTGGTGTTACACATAAGACATTGCCATTTTCTGCTATCTCTTTCAAAATGTCTATATTTTGATTTGACACATACTTAACCAAATCAAACCAGCCATCTTTGTTTTTTGCATACAGAATAAAGCCATCGAACTCGCATCCGATTACAGGTTTTATTTCATGTTTTTTACACTCTTGATGAAACTCTACAGCCCCGGAGATAGTGCCGAGATCTGCTATACCGCAAGCGGTGTAGCCATACTCAGCGCATCTCTTTGCAAGTTTATCTGTTTTACAAAAGCCCTGTTGTAGACTAAAGTGAGTTTTACAGTTGATCGGAGTCCAATTCATTTTTCAAACAGTTCCTTAAACCTTTAAGATATTCGCTAGAAGATTCCATATTTGCATGTCTTTGATCTACAATTTGCCTCATCCTAGAAGCTAGACCATCCACATTTAATACATCGTTATTATACATAGCCAATCCTTGAAGCATCTTCCTACAATCTCCAGTTTGTAGATAATTTAAAGATTTTGACAAAGTGTTGTCAAGCACATCCCAAGCCCCTTTGAAAAAAGAAGCCTCTTCGTAATACCAAAATCTTGGAAGCCTGTCTACAACAGGTATAGCGCCCATGAGCGTAGATTCAAAAAATCTAAATGTTTCCATACTATAGGCTCCAGCAGGACATAAAGACAGCTTAGAATTTGCTAAAAGCTCCATATATTCTTTTGGATCTAACCCCTTACCAAAGCCATCAGTAAACTCAATTTTGTATTTAAACTTATCAGGATTTTCCTCTAATAGTTTATCAATACCTCTTTTAAAACAGTCTCTTGTTCCCGTCTTGGGAATTTGACCTATAAAAACAAAGTCATACTCTCTTTGTGACAAAGGTTTTATTTCAATATCTCTATATAGATCATTAAACGGTCCTAGCGGAATAGGAAATGTTAGAGGTGTATCTAGACAATGTTCCCATCTGTCAAGCACATGATAGTGTTGAAATATTAAAAATACATTATCTTCAAAAAACCCTTCCGGTACTTGGTGATTTTCTCTTGATGTAGATATCAAAATGTTAAATTTATCGTTGCCAAACTTTGGCATATCTTGAGCATCGTACTTTACTATGACCCTATAGTTATCATCTAACATTTCGCTAAATTTAGTAGCGACATCTAGTGTAAATTTGTTTCCTAAATGAAACTCGTTATTTAAATCAATTAATTCTGCCATTATCCGGGCGCCTCGTAATATCCTATGTTGAAACCTTCGTTAGTACATTCTTTAAGCGTTTTATCATGACCTATAGTATGTAGCTTTTTCTCTACATACTCGCACATGGTAGTGTTTGTTCCGGGCCAATTGTTTTTATAAAAGTGACAAAGTTTTTGACATCTGAAATCCCTACGACTACTACTAATCGGTCTAGGCTTGATGTTGTCTTTAATCTCTTCATATCTTTTTCTAAGCATTCCCAAAAATCTATCTTGATCTGACTTGTCAAAACACATGCTAAACGGCCCACCGTCTCTGGTAAAGAAGATAGACATAATAGCCTGCTCATAATCTGGATAAAGTTTTGATATGGCATAATTATACAATAGTAACTGCGCATCGTCAAGAAGTTTTTCATATGTTTTTACTTCTCCCGTAGCCCAGTTTTTTCTTTGTCCTGTTTTCCAATCTACCACTTCAATTACATTGTCGTCTATCTTGGTAACTAGGTCGATAGTTCCTTTGATCGCAAGATTACCTTTAATGGTTGATCCATCTGGCATTTCGTATTCATACTTAGCCCAGTCTTCTTCTATCTCAATATCGAATGTTGGCTCTGTGTCAACTATATTTCTATTTCTTGGATCAAACTGACCTTCGTTAAAAGTTAAAGCCGTTTCTACCTGCTTTTCGCAAAACCTAAAGTCAGCAGGATAATATTTATGACTATCTTGTGAGGTGTAATGTTCATAGCTGTCTTTCATTAATTGAGCTACAAACTTTTTTGTGCCTAATTTTCTAGGCGTAAACTCTAGTTGCCCAAGAGCGTCATCTGTAATTGATAGCGTTTTACTATCTGGATTATCCTGTAGCTCTTTTTTACAGGCCGCAAGACACTCCATGACCTTGTGACACGCAGTGCCTTGTTGCGCCTTCTTGCCAGACTCAGACCTATATCCTAAAACATAGGTCATGAAATATTGCATTTGACAAAAGTCATAGTTACCATAACTAGAAGATCTTATGTAGGTAACTATCATTCTGATTCTCTAAACTGATGAATGCCACCAACAAGAACAGGCTCTTCTTTATTTTCATCTACATTTTCTGTATCAGAAGTTATTGGCGCTCCAAGCCATCCCCAATCTTCAATTGCCTTTATAATTTCCGTATGAGTTTCTTGGATGGACATGTTTTGATTATCAATAACAGCATCAAATTCATAGTCCTCATCAAAGGCATTTTCGCTTTTGTGAGAATCTTTGTAATTTGATCTTGTTAGTCTAATGACTTTACCTCCAGCATTTTGAATAGCTTCAGCTTCGTTTGGATATCTACAGTCATCAATTACCGCTAGCAAAGATCCTTCTGATTCTACATCTTTAATTAGTCTTGAAACCCAAATCTCTTCATAGATTTTTCTACAAACTTCAGAACCAAAAAACTGAAGGAACTCTCTTCCTGTCATCTTGCCCTTTTTATGATAAATTAAAGAACCTTCTTCAATAAGTTTTTTAACAGGCGCAAGCTTGGCGGTTTTAGCGCAGGTTATGACTCCCGGCATAGACTCCCAAGTGATTGGTATCTTTGCGTTTTTCTGTATATCAGTGCCTCTGATGTTCTCTTCTTTAATATCAAATAGTTCTGTAGCGATATTTTTTAGAGGGTCTGCAAAAGAATAGCTTTTTACATAGGGCCACATGTTATAAACCGCCCATTCAGAAAACTCTAAATCTACCCTTTTAACGTCCAGAAGAGCGTGTCCCTGCTCCTTTTCCCCTTTGGAATCAATAAATTCTGTGGCAACAACAAGCTCACCTTTTTCTGTTATACTAAACCCGCCAACTATATTATGGGATCTAAGCTGATATCCATGTATAAAATTGCTACAGGTTGTTTTTCCAGACTGTTTGTTGCCAGCAAAGGCTAAAATTCTGGTCGTCATATCAAGTTATCCTTTTTCAGTTGGGGGTTAAGTTCTTCATGAATTTGTTCAATAGACATTTCACCAATGTCTTTTTTAGAAATTTGCGGTCTATAATAGTTAAATCTTCTCCCGCACTTTTTTACAATTTGATCAGCGGCTTTCTTTCCCGCTTCGTCATAGTCTGTCAATATTACTAAATTTAAAGCTCCGCTTTTTTCCAATACTAAAAGTTGGTCATCGCTTACACTAGCGCCAAAGATACCAACTGAATTTTTAAATCCCGCTTCATACATTCTTAAAACATCGCCTTGTCCTTCTAATATGAAAAGAACACCTTTGTCTCCCATGAAGTTTTGCGCGACATTGAATCCATAAAGAACATTTTTCTTAAATCCTTTACTGTGTAACCACTTAGGTTGCAAGCTGTCATTAATAGCTCTTCCTACACATCCTACATAGTTATAGTCCTCATCGTAAACTGGGACAACAACTCTTCCCGACATTGGCTTATTTTTTGCAAAACATGTACCAATATCAAAAGTTTTTAAAGTTTCCTCACTGTATCCTCTTCCGATATAATACTCTGCCGGTATGTTGATTGTAGATTGTATTTGTTCTCTAGATATGTTAGGTATTTGTCTTTCTATCTTTCTATCAAATATCTCTAGCAATTTCACTTCTTTTTTAGCGCCTGTCTTAACTTCTATTTGGCTTGGATCTAGCTTTAGAAAGTCTAAACAAAAATCATAGACAGTATTTAATGGTAAGTCTCTACCTTCTCTGTATGATAGTACACCTCTAACAAATCCAAATATATTGCTTTGATAGTCTTGCTCACATTGATTCGTCCAACATCTCCAGTTTCCTGTAGCCGTATCTCCATCTGTAAAGATACTACAGCCCTCTGGACTGTCGCCACCGTGGATTGGACATGGGAAAGAGTGTCTATTAGGATACTCTATGCTTTCTATTTCAAAATATTCTAAAAGTGACGGAATATCTTCCGAAAGCTTTTCACATACTGTCAATATCTGATTCTGAGTCAATCTCTTCATTTATTTCAAAACCTTCTTCTCTTGCTCTCGCACTATTATGAAGTTCATTTCTAGTCATGCCTTCTTCAAGTCTTCCTATTTTACCAAACATTTTCATGCTAACGTAGTCGCCATCATCTAAGCCTTCACCGTGTCTTGAAACAACGGGAACGAGTTTCCTGTTTCCGTTCTCTACCCTGTCTTCCGCTACCTCTTCTTCTGATTTCATCTTAAAGATAGAGAAGCTAGTACAAAGCCATATAAGCCTGTCTGAGCCTGATACAACATCGGTAGACTCTTTGGTTATACCATCTCTGTTTAGCTGCACAAAGCTCAAGCAGGGTACATCATACTTAACCATAAAGTTATGTAGTTGAGTAATTTGAAATCCAAGCACTTGATATTCTTGCATGGAGCTACTAATGCCCTCAGAACCCATCAGCTTTAGATAGTCATATACAATCAAACAATCATTTGTGACACCAGCCTCATCAAATCCTACATGCTGGTAAATCCATTTGCGCATAATTGCTAAGATGTTTTCAAAAGGTTGACCAGCAATACTTATGTAGTGATAAGGTATTTCTTTTAGTTTATCTGCTGCTTTCTCTACCTTCTCTTTTTCTAGTGGATTTTCTGTAAACTTACCAGTAGAAATCTTATTTATATCTACACCACTGACGTTTGCAAGCATTCTATTAAGATGATCTTCTTTGCTCATCTCGGTATCTAACATAAGTACAGGAATACCCAGATTGGAAACATTCATAGCGACAGCATCGCCAAACATAGATTTACCAACCTTTGGGCGAGCCGCGATAAGATCGACACACTTTCTTCTTAAACCGCCTCCAATAGCAGCATCATATCTGGGAAAGCCCGTAGGAATACCCACATTGTCAGAAACGTTCTCAGAAAGAAACTCAATGTAGTCATCAATATCTTCACCAATAATCTCCGTTTTCTTATTAGATGATTGATATATGTCAGCAGTAGCATCAAGAATGGGCGCTTCTACTTTGGAGATGAGATCCATGACATCTTCATCACCGTTTGTAGCATCCAAATCTTTTTGACAAGCGCTAAGTGTTTTCTTTAAATCTCTTGCTAGTTTAAGTTTGGCTATCTTTACAGCGTGAGACTTTGCATTTTCTTTATGTATAGGAAAGTTAAACAGAGATCGTATAAATGATATCTCTTGCTTGTTGTTGATAGACTCATGTACGCCTAAGCTATTGGCGGCAGAAAGTATAGATGCTAGTTCTACCTTGGCGTTTTCCGAAACAGATTTGTAGATACAATGAAACAAAAGCTGATTCATGTCATCTGTGAAATGATCAGCGTCTACAAAGTCTATTTCTAAATAGCAGTCTAGCCCATACTGACAAAGAGCCGCGAGTACGGCCCTTTCTGATGCTAGATCTTCAAGATTATTTTTCATCTATACCGACCTTGCCCTCAAGCACTTATCGCAGGTAAAGAAGTCACGCGCATGTTGAGGATGAACCTCTACACTAGAGTTGCAAGCAGCACAGAATTGAGAAACCATCTTGACTGGTTTTCTTTTTCTTTCAGTAGGCACTATATCTGGCGTTTTGTTTTGTTCATCTTTGTGTTCAGTGCCATCATCTGTAAAAAGATTAACTCTTTTTTTCAATTCTATTTGTGTAGACCTCGGCTTAGGCTTGTCTCTTGTCATTGTAAAGTCGTCTGCCACCACGTTATCAACTTTGGGGGGTGTGACTTCTTCTTGTTTATCTTCCTGTAAAAGACTAGCTGCCAACTCTTGCTTTTGTTCAGGAGTAAGAAGTTGCAACATCTTTTGCACTAGATCTTCAGTCATTATTTTCTCCTAGCCATATTTGTTAATATTTCTGCCATCTTAATTATTATATTGTTTTTGCCTTCTAGCGTTCTAACCCTAGCCTCTGCATGATTTTTAATCTTCAATATCTCAGACGCAAGTGGGTTTTCTTTTATAGCAGAGTAATACTTCTCTTGCCATTTGGAGTATTGACCGCCATACTGATTCATTGTGCTACCTATTATAAACCAAACAGAAGATTCTGCCCACTCTAAAATATTTTTTTCTTTAGCTTTTGCCGTCTCTATATATTCTGCATAGGCATAAAGTTTAAAGGCATACATGTTACAAGTTTCTGCGCTCCAAGATTTTATTACCTCAAAGTCTGCGTTTAAAGCCTTTTCTGCATCTTCCGGCGGCTCAACTTCTACTAGATACTTAGAGCTTTTCCAGTCTTCTACTGCTTGTAAAAATTCTTCTAGCTTTTGCTGTCCGTTCAACAAGGTTGCCACCTCTTTCCAAATAGTTGTTCATACATATCCAAGTCTGGTTGCAATAGCTGAGTTGCTTTTTTAATCACTTCTTTAGATTGATAATGATAATTCTTTTTATAGTTATTTACATTAATCTTTCTTAATGGACTAGTTAATTCAAAGTTTTTCTGAAGTCCATCTAGTAAATTTTCAAAATCAATAACTAAATTAACATCAATTTTGCCATCATTAGTAAACCAGTGAGATTGCAAACACTCTCCTGTTTCATAGAAGTTATTTATAAACCAGCTAAAAGTAGTTGCCTTTTGTTTGTTTTTAAACTCATACATAGAAACTAGCCAATTATATGGCTCTCTCATTACTGTAAAGCTAGTATAGTCATCATAATCTTTGAATTTATCTCTTAACTGTTTACATGTCGCGTGTCCTTCGTCGTCGTCCCAATAATATACATTTTTAGTAGGTATTCCAAAAAGAATTTCTGCCTGTTGAAGATTGCTAAGTCCTACCATACAATCTGTTATGGAAGTGCCGCCAGTTTTAGGAGTGTGGACAAATATTATTTTATTATCATGATTAACAAACGCTGTCATATTTTACTCTTCCATTCTTCTTCTGTTTCATTATAATTTAATTGTACCAATCTTATTTCATTCAGCTTGCACCATTCTGCCTTACTTCTATCTCTTGCCTGCGCTTTAAAAAAGGCCAGCTTACTATCAAAATGATAAGCGTTAAATCGAAAGTGCTGTTCGCCGTGAACCTCTACAATTAGATTTCTATTTGGTATATAAAAATCTGCGCGAAGACACTTGCTTCTTACGGTTTTTGTTCCGGGTAAAGTAACTTCCTCTAATATTCTATCATGAGGAAAGCAAGAGTCAAGCACCGTTTTTGCCTTTTGGTGTAATTTAGACCTCTTACCGCCACCCGTTTTCGGATTCCAAGTATACTCGCGAGCATCTAAACCTATTACTTTCAAGCCAGTGCCTCTTTTATCATCGACTCTAGATTGTCTACATGTTCAGGATTTTCTCTCAAAAGATTGTAAACTTTATCTTGTCCTTGCAGCTTACCCTCCCAAAGAGATTCACAAGAAAACCAAGCGCCAGATTTATCAATAAATCCTAAGTCTAAAGATAATTCAAGTATTTCTTGAGTTCTGTCAATTCCATGACCGTATCTGATATAGCTTTGAACCTGACCTCCCGGCGGACCCATAGAAGAACAGATAATCTTCCAGTTGACAATTTGACCAATTCTGTTTTTATTACCGTCCTCCCAAGGTTTTATTGCGGGAACCTTTTCCCCGCCGCCAGCAATCTCCATTCTAGTATCGGCTTGATACTGAATTTTTGTTCCACCGTCTGATAGTTTTGCTTTTCCAAAACCTCCTGTGTTTGCAATGTAGTGAGTTATAGCAATCACAAGACCTCGCTGACGAGGCAGAAGCTGTCCGATCTTTTTTGTAAAGATAGACAAAACTTTAGGAAGACCAGCGCGACCCGGAGTAAAATCTCCATCTAGTTCTTTCTCTGGAATTAGTGAAGATATAGAGTCAATTATAAGTACAGCACCATGATTTTCAGGATCGCTCATCAGTTGATACGCCCATTTTAAAAGCTCTTCCGCAGGCAAAGGCTTATCTTCTGGGCCTATTACTTTAATTTTTGCAGGGTCAAAGTCATCTACTTGAAAGTTCATGTCTTTCAAGCGACCTTCAGCATCAACATAAATTATCGGCCTACCTTCTTTTTGACAGTTTGCGGCAATTTGCATAGCTGTTGTAGTCTTGCCGCTTTTAGGATCTCCGGTTAGAGTAAGCCAGCAACCCTCCCTTATGCCACCGCCTAGTGCGAGATCAATAGCGGGACTAACAGAGATGGTTTTGTAATTACTTTTTTCTTCTAAGACTTCTGTGCCAGTCTTTATTATGTTTCCATATTTCTTTATATCATTTTTCAAGTATTCAGGTACTTTATTTTTTGCCATCTGTATCCCTAAGTTTTGATAGTAGTGTTTTACTTTTGTTCTTTTTCTTTGGTTTATACTTCGTATCTTCAGCTATCTCAATAATCTTCTTTGGTCTTTGCTCTTCTATTTTAAGTTCCTCAGAACGTTTAGCCACACCCTTTTCTACAAAGTCTGTTATTAAAACAAACTTTTTTGATTTGTGCAAAAAGCCCAAGGAGTAAACGTTTCTACCGCTTGGGCTATTAAGATAAGATACTAGAGATTTTTCTCCATACTTTTTTATCAGCTTAGAAGCTAATCTTATTTGAGTTTGATATTCTTCTTTTTGCGACTTATTCCAAAATTTAAATTCAAGACTTCCCTTGTTTTCTCGCTCTCTTTTTCTCAAGCATACCATTTCAGCGCAATATTGCGCAGCATTACAGGGCTGGCTGGTTGATATACTTTTGTACTTCGGGATGTTTGATTTTTTCTGAGTCATTTTTAAATATCATATACTTAACATTATCTTCTGTGACAGATCTAACGGACTTAGCTTTTTCAAATTGATTGTAAGGCCAAGTATACTTCGCAACATCAATAGCAGAACAGTCGTCTTTAAGCAAGCAGACAGTCAGTGTTTGAAAGGATGTAGAATGACTACCGTCCATAGCCTGATCTTTAGCTATCCCTCTCATTACCGCAAGACCATCTAACCCATCAGGATCTTCAAAGAAAACTTTAGCAGGAGCGCCAAACATATGAAGTTCTATCTTGGTAGGAATAACATCATTGTCTCTACAATAATCTGATAATCTTGTCCAAGGGTTTTCTAGGTTTGGCCTGTCATAATCACCATAAACTCTTTCGCCATTTGATAAAGTTACAATCCAGCTAATCATGAGATGCTCCATTATAAGCCTTCTCATATAGCCGTCTCTTTTTGTGCAAATCATGTTAGTCCTCCTTTATTTTATGAATTATCCCTCTATATCTTTTTGGGGCGGAAGTATTTTTCCTAGATTCGTCTGCGGCCATAGAAGCGGCTTCTGTCATGATTGTTGCAACTTTGTTTGAGTCTCTTGCGTAAAGACTGGAAGAGTCTGGGATCTGTGTATCTTTTTTAATAGTTTTTAAATGTTTTGATATTGTTGATTCTGACCTATCAAGATCTTTAGCCAATCCTGACAACTCTGAATCGCTGTTATTTTCAATGTAGTATTTTTCAGCTTTTGAAAGTGGACCTTTCTTCATTTTATTTCTCCATTACTAATCTTCTAGCTCTCGTAAAGTATAAACTATTTCTAGTTTTCAAATATTTAACATAGAAAGCAAAACAATCTTTTGAAACTTTCTTAAATCTTCTAGTTCTTGATGACGATCTTGTAAATCTGTCATTGTAAGCGTCAATTATTTCTGCTCTATCATAGAGTATGTAGTGCGATTCAGAATCATCTACAATTACACGATAAGCAAACGCTTCTTTTTCCTCTACACTAGCGGCAGATTTTCCAAAGTATTCTTTATCTACTTGCTGGGGGTCTGGTAAATTAAGATCAGACACATCTTCGTTTTCCCATCTAGCCATTTAGCTTCTCCAATTTTTCTTTTAGTATTTTAATACAGTCTGCTTCTGTGGGGCCAGAGATACAGAACTGAGCCTTGGTCGATATTCCATAATCTGCTAGTAAACGATTTCCCATGACTTGGCTATCAAGACTGCCGTCATCGTACATCTTTCTAATATCAATCTTCATAGTTATAGTAGCGTGATGCGGGCAGCTTTTCCTATCTACTTTGTTGTCAGATATTTGAAACTCATTCATCAATCACCCTCTTTGATCCATTTAATTTTTTCTTTAGGAGTCATACCATTAATTTTTCTATTTAGATTTCTTCTTTGTTGAGCCTCGCTGTTTTGACCTGAATTATCTTTGGCGGCTTTTTCCTGCTTCTCGTAATGTCCCATATTTCTAGTATTCTTATCGGCTAACTGGCCTATCGTATTTGCCTCGCCTCTTACCGATATAGCTGGCGCATTTATAAAAATCTTTCTCAAGCTTTTTTCGTTGCATACAGGACACTCAAGCACAGATGGAGCATCGTATGCTTGTCTAATCTCGTCGTAGTATTTGCATTTCCTGCACTCAAAATCATAGAGTGGCATTCTTTTCTCCTTATAATAGATGACTTTATATTTTAGGAGAATGTAACAAGTATTACACGCTAATTTTCCATAGCATTCAATATTCTACCAAGAATACCATTTCTTTGTATGTCTTGCGTTGTAAGTGTAGAAATACCAACACCTTCTACATTTTTAAGCTTTTCTATACAGTCCCATAGACCGCTTTTGGAGAGATCGCATTGCTTGGTGTCGCCATTTATCAACACTTTACTTCCTTGTCCCATTCTTGTGATAAACATTTTTATTTGTTCAAAGGTGCAGTTTTGCGCCTCGTCTAGTATCATGTAAGTATTATGAAATGTAGAACCTCTCATAACTTCTAGCGGTTGATACTTAATTCTTCCTTCGTTATAGTACATACCGTAATACGCTCGACCTAAGAAGTGTCTAAAGTTTTCTTGCATAGGCAAGAGGTATGGAGCTATTTTTTCTAACAAATCCCCCGGCAAACTTCCTATTTCTTTGCCTGTGCAAACTAATGGGCGCGATATTAAGACTTGCTCTATCTCGCCTCTGTGGAGATGGTCTGACGCGATACCTGCCGCTATGTAAGATTTGCCTGAGCCAGAAGGTCCACTGCAAAATACCACATCATTTTCTATAATAGACCTTATATACTCTTTTTGATTCTCCGTTTTTGCTTCTAGTGTTTTTACTTTTTGTGGTGCGCTGCTCTGTTTTTTGGTTTTTCTTTTCATTTAAACCCTGTTGACTAGAAAGGTTTTGCGTTAATTAAGTCCCTTACTTGAGTATCCCTGACTAATACCATATCACTATGATCATTTTGATAAGTTATTGTTGTTTCTACATTGCCACCCCCCGTATCGCCACCAGTATTAGTAATGCTGGTCACGTAATTGTTATTACCAAGATCTATTACGTGATATTTATTTGCGTTTGAGGCTGGATCAAATGTAGCAAAAACAAGTCGAATAGGTCTATCTGTTCTGTTGTATACATCTGATGGGGGTTTTGGAGAACCATATCTTGGAGGACTGGGATTGTTAGGATCAAGACCGTCTCTGTAAGGACCGCCACCATGACTCAGACCTGTTGTTTTGTCCATCACTCCAGAAGCGCCAAATGGTACATCTGTATTTCTTAAAAACGTAGCATTGTCTGAACTATGTGGTGAACCATTAAATACAAAATCTCCGTACTCCATAGCGCGTCTAGCAACGCCCGTAAAAGAACAAGATACCTGTAGCGGTAGATTCATGTAGGAAAATAAATTTTGTTCGTATTCTTTGTTCTCTTCAGAACCTCTCCAGAATCCTACATCGGGTATTTGAGAGTAGTCAATAGACAAACTAAGACTTATATTATTAATTCCAAGTATTTTTAAAGGTCTTATGGTTCCGTCATCACCATCGTATACAGATTCAGCGTTACCTACTTCAAACATACTAATAACTTCTTGAGGAAGTCTTGACTTTCTATCTACGGGTTGTTTTAGTATATCTAAATGCTGTCTTTTTAATACTTCGCCCGTTTGTGGCAAATCGGTGTCTATACCATAAGCGCTAAGAGTGGCTAAGTCTTTGTTAAATCTAAGCTGTTTTGTAAACAGTGTTACAGATTCAGTTACGCCATCCACACCTATATTGTATTCTATGTTGGATAGTAAACAACTTTTATAAGTTACAGATATAACTTTGTTGGCGTCTTCATCCTGTAGTGCGGTGTCGTCTGCGTCTACATCGCCATCTCCATCCACATCTTGATCGTTTCCAGAACCTATATAACTAAACTTGTCAGGAGTATATAGTATGGTGATGTCGTAGTTTCTTAAAGATTTACCATCATTATCAGCAAAACCTTTGTCGTGTAGATTGTTTTTATAAAGCAGGTGACTTTTTTCGTAATCTGTATAATCAGAAGGATCTACAAAGTAGAAGAAGTCACTATCTTTATCTATTCTTCTTTGTATAGTTATTTCAAAATTTTGTTGACCATAATAGTGAAACTGTCTTTGCGCCCTACCAATATCTAAAAGAGACTGTGAAGGCATATCTCCATTTATACCTATAGACTGAACGCCATTTAAAAATACGCCATCTGTAGCATCAGATTCTGCGGCTGCATTTCTTTTTGTTGTCAATACGGCTTGACAAGCATAAAATATTCTGCCATTAGGATCACTAAATGGTAAACTCATTATACACCTGTGCTTCCAAAGCCAGACTCACTCCGATCCGTATTGTTTAGGTCAGACACTTCTACAAGTTCAAAGTTTTCTACCTTCTGTAATACAAGTTGAGCAATTCTGTC